GATCAATGCCTAGGGTCAAACGAGATCCTGTTAAAGATAAGGATAAGCTCGCTAAGTTAGCTAAGCAGCCTCTTACTCGAAAGCAGGAGCTATTTGTAAAAGAACTGGTCAGCAATGATGGGCAAATCACTGCAAGAGAAGCGGCGATTAATGCCGGATTCCCTGCATCCAGTGCTCACGCCAGAGCTTATGAAATGATGAACCCCAACATCTGTCCGCACGTTGTTGCTGAAGTCAAACGGTATCGTGACGAGTTAGACGCTAAATATGCTGTCAACTATCAACGGCATTTGAGAGACCTACAAACAATCCGTGACCAAGCATTGCAGAACGGGGCATATTCTGCGGCTGTCCAAGCCGAATATCGTCGAGGTCAAGCGCACGGCGACATCTATGTAAATAAATCAGAAATTAGACATGGCTCGATTGATTCAATGAGCAAAGAAGAAGTCATGAAAGCATTGGAAGAACTAAGGAAAAGTTATGAGTCAAACATTATCGACGTTACTCCCGAAGGATCACACGATTCCGAGGACAGCTCAGAAACGAGAGAGCGGCTTTTACAAGCAAGTGAAGGAGAGCTTGAGGAACTCGAAGAGGAATCTGATTCTGACGAGACTTGAAACGTGGGCAATGCCCGGTGTTCCAGACCTTCTGGTGTGTGACGAGCAAGGCAGTCTGCATCTGGTTGAACTTAAATTTACAAAAACAAACGCTGTTGAGTTGCGGCCGCATCAGGTTTCTTTTTTGAGCAAGCACAAGCACGCCTCAACATGGATTCTGGTCAAGAAGTGGCCGCAGAAAACAGACGATCCTGAAGTCTTTTTGTTCAGGGGAGCAGACGCGGTTGACCTAAGAATGGACGGGCTCAGTAAAGTCGAGCCGCAATACCACAGTAAACAGCCTGTAGATTGGGACACAATTTGGGGGTTGATTACCTCGACATAATCGCATACTATGCAAACTCGCTAACAACTACGGGAGGAATTAGCGATGGCAAAAGTAGTAACACGCAACGGCACGGCCGTTATCGAAGACCTTTGGTATCCAGACGACATCCGCCAACAGGCGGAGTCTTTGGGTTATGAAGACCTTTCTATGCACGACATCGAGTGCATCATGGAACGCGTTTGCGAAGACTTTGACGCAAACGAAGGCATCAACTGGGCAACCATCGACAACGCCATCGAGCAGGAGGTGAAGTCATGGATATAAAATTGAACGAGTCCGCGTCTCTGCGTTGGTACGAAACGCCAGAGTGGTCAGTGTTCATTGACGAGCAGGGTGTGCCGGTTGGTTTCGAGCACGCTCGGCTTGGCGAAGAGGGTGGCACTGGCGGACTTTGGTTCGACGGCACGCACTTGGTGGACTACGACGGTGTCTACAATCTGCCGCAGGGTGTGATTGCGATTTGTGAGGCCAAAGGCTTCAACATGGATTACGCCAAGGATGATAACTACGAAGAGATGAAGAGCTATCGGGTGTTTGTCACCGTGTATCACAGCTTTACGGTTGAGGCCACGAGCGAGGAGCACGCCCGACAAGAAGCGTCCGATGTCATTTGGGATGACCACATCAAGGATTGTCAGATAGATGTTGAGGGGGTTGATGATGAGTAAAGGTTGGTATGTGAAGGTGGCCACACAAGTGGTGTTTGACGTGGACACTAACATTGGTGTGGTGGCGTCGTCCGAGGAGCAGGCCGCTTTGGAAGCGCAACGCATCTTGTGTGAGTGGCTTGATAAAGACGATTATGCGGCCGAGCTTGAGCATGAGTTGCCAGAGGATTTGGAGATGGGTGACACCGTGTGGCATCGTAGCGTTGGATCGGGGGATATTGATTTCGATACCATGCAAGCCCTATCTGTCACGCCGGACTCGGACTTTGATCCAGAGGAGGATGATTAATGTTTTTGTTTAAGTGGCTCGCGAAACTGTTCTATGGTTCCGAAGAATACGAGGCCGCTGAAAAGCGGCTGAAGTATCGACGGCCTGCCAAACGAAGACGCCGCCGCTAACTTTTAAGCCCGCCATTGAGCGGGCTTTTTATTTTTTAAAAAATTACTTGCATTGTGTTGCGCATTATAGGAGTATTGCCAGTGAGCAATTTTGCTCGGCCAATAACTACGGGAGATTTTGTTATGGCAACTTATCAAACAAACGCCTTTGCACATGGCATCGGTAACTCAGCTGTTTCATCCAACTGGTTCAACCGCCCAGAGGACGAGCGCTTTCTTTCACTCGACGACATGTTGGCTCACAAGCGCATTGATGCCGGCGAGATGAAGTCTCGGATTGTGGATACCCACAAGCTCAATCTGGTTGGCACTGTTGATGCAGACAACCCGTCTCGAGGTGACGTCATCGTGGAATACCGTGACGAGAATGGGCTCGAGGGTGAGAACCTGCCCACCAACTGGTCATTCGGTCAGCTCGCCAATCTTGCCGGAGCACCGGCCGGTTACCTTAAAGACCTGCCCGCACCGATGGTGGCGGACTGTTTGCAGTGGGGCTTACAGCACAACCGCTCGAGAGAGCTTGTGAAGTTTTACAGCCGCGGCGATCAGGGTGAATTGCGTGCCGCAACTGGAGCGGATTATGGCCGCATCTATGATCATGAAATTCTGAAGCCCATCAAGGACTTGGTTGATGCGAGCGGCGGACGTTGGAAAGTGCCCGGCATGATGGTTGGATCAAGCAACGGTCTGGCCGTGTACGATCCAGAAGTGCCGGTCACCAAAGACACCACGACACTGTTTGCCAGTGACCGTGACATCTTTGTGTTTTTGGTGGATGACCGTCATCCCATCGAGGTGGGCAAACTGCCAAACGGCGAGCCCGATCTAATGTTCCGAGGCTTCTATGCGTGGAACTCAGAGACCGGCTCGAAGACGGCAGGCATTGCGGCGATGTACCTGCGCGGAGTTTGCATGAACCGCAACCTGTGGGGTGTCGAGAATTTCCACGAGATCAAGATTCGCCACACCAAGTTTGCACCGGATCGGTTTGCGATTGAGGCGCGCCCTGCACTTCAATCGTTTGCAACTGGTGCGACGTCCACTTTTGTGGAGGGTGTCCAGAAGGCCAAGCAGGCCAACGTTGCAAAGACCGACGATGACCGGTTGGATTTTCTGACCAAGCGTGCCGGCCTCAGTCAGCGCATGGCCAAGGCCGCTATGCAACGTCATGAGAAAGAAGAAGGCCGCCCCGTAGAATCGGTCTGGGACGCCGCTCAGGCAATTACTGCTATCGCTCGGGACATCCCGCATCAGGATAGCCGGATCGACGTGGAGCGCCGTGCAGGTAAGCTTCTGGACAAAGTAGCCGCCTAAGCGCACCCCGTAATTGACTGGCCGGCCGGAGCAATCCCGCCGGCCTTTTTATTGACTCGAAAAAAACCACATGCGATATTCGCAACTCATTTCTAACTACGGGAGATTTTGAAATGAACAGACAGCAACTTGAATCACTGTACCGCGTCTTTTGTCGCGATCCCGATGGTTCACCATCGTTTTTGCATTTTCGCCGGCGTGCGGAGCTTGGTGTGGCGTGCAGGCCAGACGAGCGCACCTACCTGATCCGATGGTGTGGTATGTGGCTCGGGATCGAACCCGACGGCTACACCCACAGCTGACCTAGAGGCCGGACATTGATCCGGCCTTTTTTATTTGCATTTAGTGTGGCGTTTATCGCATACTCTTTACCGAGCCCACGGGCTCAATTTTAATTAGTCAATTACGGGAGATTTAAAATGACTGATTTACGCGAACTAGCAGAAAGCCAAATCGGCGCGTTGACTGAAATTCAAAAGGCCGAGTTTACGCCGGACGATTTGCGGACTGAGATCGAGAAACTGCGCAACCGGTTGTGCATTGTCGAGACCGACCGAGACGCTGAGAGACAGCGCGCCAATAAATACATGGACAAATGCCAGACCACGGCGGCCGCTTTGTTCGATTTGATGGAAGGCGAGATCGTCGCATGTTTCACCGGCCTACTCGAAGACCTTGGAGACAATCCAGAATTCGAGCGGCGGATCGAAGGCATGATCGAAGACGGCCTAAACAATGCGGGTGCGTTGAATGATGAGGATGTGACCAACCAGATCGACGACTATTTGGACAATTCCGATTATGAACCAACCGGATCGGCATCGTTTGATGCGGCAGTCCGCGACGTGGTGCGCGAGATGATCACCGACGGCGATATCGTGTTGTCCATCGACGTCAGCTGATCCGATCCAGTGACCGCGAGGCCGGCCGGAGCAATCCCGCCGGCCTTTCTTTTGTTTGCATTTGTCGCATAGCCGGCTTTACACTGGACGCCGGCCAATACCGGCCGCAACTACGGAGAAACAAAAATGCGTAAAGTTACAAAGCAAATCATCGCCGCGTGGGCGAACCATCAAGCGCTGACCATCGGCAACACGCACACCGACGGCCAGACTATTTACCTGCACGGGAACGCCATCGCATGGCGAACCAGTGCGGATCGGTTCGCGACAACCCTAGCCGGTTGGAACACTGTTACAACCCGCGAGCGGGTAAACGGGGTGCTGTCTTTTTATGGCATCCCTGACCGGTACGCACAGCGGAATTTCGAGCCCGTGATTGTCGTTGGGCGCGATGTGTCCGAGATCAGCGAATACGCCCCGATTGAGTGGGACATTCAATGGCAGTGTGAAGCCGAGCGCGCGGACAATCTCGCGTTTATGGAGCGGCAAACCGAGCACGCCTAACCCGATAGCGTGCCCAGCAGGCCGGCCGGAGCAATCCCGCCGGCCTTTCTTTTGCCTGTAGTTTTTCGGGAGTTAATCAAGCCGCGATCCGCGTCCCGTCCCCCGTCTCAAACGTACCGCGAGCCGTGCACCGCGTCCCGTGGTTCTATTTTTTCGCAGTAATTGACGCCGAGCGTGGCGCGCGATCCGCGAACCGCTGAGCGCAATTTGGTGACGACTGGGCGCGTGTATGTTTCTTGTATGTTTAATTTTGACGTACAGAAAACGCGCACCGGATCGGCCAGTTTCGGCAGCTGCTGAACGTGGTCAACGATCCCGACCGGTCGATCCAATATCCACAAAGTTATCCAGAGCAGCGCGTCCCCTGGGCAAAAAT